AAATCTGCGTAGAACATAGTCATACCTTCATCGGGTATAAATATTTCGCGCAAGTCTTTTGTTATGTTTTGAAGATTAGTTCCTGTACCCCAAGGGGCTTCTGAAGATGACCAACGCCCTGTCTCTGTGCCCGCCACATTATAAGAACAACGTATTCTGTTATCGTTATCCCTATCTGTATCTAATACACCAAGGTGTTTGTCTATGTCACGCAATGCAAGAATAGCATTACAAAAAGGTTTTGCTCGTGGATAATTTTCGCGCATGAATTCTAACGCTTCACGATCTGTTGATATTTTTTGCTTGCCCTTTTTATAGGACATAACTTTAGGTATACCTAAGTGTAGGTAAAATAAATTCTGTAATTGTTTTGGAGATGCATGGTTTAGATCTTTACCTGTTGCCGCATTTGCAAACAGATTAAGCATGCGTTCTAATCTAACTCGAGTGTCTTTCAAGGGGGCACGCATATTTTTTACTGCATCTAAATCTACACGTAACCCTTTAAGCATCATAGCCATTGCAGGCTTGAGGCTATCTAGTTCAAACTTGTATGTGCCTGTGGTGGTATCGTCTAATTCTTTTTTAATCTTTTGCCAAATCTCTAGAGTAACTGCACAGTCTAAGGCGCAGTATGTCCAAAGAGTTTGCTCAGAATCTAACTCTATGTTTTGAATGTCTACATTCTTTATAATTTTTGCCATTGCTTTTGTCTCCTGTGTTAGTCATAGTCTCTCTCAATAATCATATCTATGTAATGTTTTGCTTTTAATAAATCTTCTTTGCCTCCTTTCAATGCATGTCTACAAATATATTTTATAGCATTACCTTCTGCGAATAATAATTTATTACCATTAATAAACATTGAAGGTTGTATCTCGTAATCTTGGTAGTGGTCGCCACCTACTTGCGTAGAATATGCGTCATCTGTAGAGCTCATTCTGTCCTCCTATAATTTCAAAAATTTCTTTCCTTGTATTTTCTGCATGTAAAAATGCATAGTCGCAGACTATAATAAAATCTTCTGTCTTGCCTCTCAACCATATCTTTGCACGTTCTTTGTTAGTCACGCTTTCTCTTGACTTGTTAGTAGATAAGAAGTCTGATATCGCTTGGTCAATTACGGATCTCCACAACCGTACTTCACTTTCGATAGTTACTAAATCATTTGGTATATGTAACTCCGAAAAATATGGAGCACGTTTGGACATCTTTACATTTATTCATCTCTCTTAGTACTCTTTGAAAACTTAGCCATAGTTTTCCAAGCACCCTCGTTTGTATATATCGAACCAAGAAAGCCTAATCCTTTCTGTTGTTCGGGCTGTAGTGCATGTTGTGCATGCATTGTATCATGTATGTTTCCTTTAACATTTATATTTTGTTTGTATGCCAGCCATGACACGTCATACGTTTGGTTCTGTGCGACCTTCGTAATCTTTTCATTTTCTAGGATTCGTTTTATCCAAGCCCATGCTTGTCGCTCATGTGCAACATCGGTCCAATAGTTTTGGAGTACGTTTCGTTTGTCCTTGAATGGTATGACCAAAGCAGTAGAATCGTTTGGAGCAAAACCAATACAAGTAATAAAACCGCCAGCCGTCTCAATGTCAAAGCTAAGCGGTTCATCCTCGTTATTCTCTTTGATAAAGCTCTCCTCAAAACTTTGTAAGTCTTCAATTGTTGGCTCAATCCATAACTCTCTTTCTTTTATTTGTATATCTGGTGTTTCAGATTCTTCTATTGCTTTCTTAATATCAGAAAGAACAATAGGTCTGAAGTCAAAGTTTCTTATCACGGCACTAGGGCTAAACGTAGGCAAGACTTTGGTTCCCCCTGTGAGGTTAGATTTAAGAACGGTTCCCCTGTAAGTACCTATCTTATCTAGCCCTGTTAGCGCCCATAACGCAAGACTTCCCATTGCAATAATTACATTAGGTTTACACGCGTTAAGCTCGTTCTCTAGTCTAGTTAACTCTCCCTCATATTCTTCTTTCAAAAAGCCAAAGCCATTCACAGGGTACTTCGAGCGCCACTTCTTCTCTTTTAAAATTGCAGAGTATGTTTTCTTATTATGAAAGAAATGTGCAGGGTTCTCCTGTGCTGGCTTCTGAGCGAGAGCGTAAGTGAGCAAACAATTTTCCACATTCAAGTTTAATATCTCACACATCTTGTGAAACATTTTACCCGTACTACCTACCATGATTTGACCAAGACGTTGCTCGTCTGTACTTGGAAAGTCAAAGACGAACGCGATCATGGATTGACCATTACTCGGTAGCTGTGAAGCAACTGTTTGCTTGCTCATACTAGAGTATTCTTTTTACTGAGGCTTGTAGAATATCTTTATTCTTACCAACCATTTCGTGTTTGATTAAACCTTTAAAGGTTTTACCGATTGCCATTTCTAGCAACTCACTATATGGTAAGTCATCTACATGACCCATGTCTAGCCCACTTGTAAGGAAAGACTTTAATCCTGTTGCAGGATTCTTAACCTTCAAGGCGTTAGGTGTAGCCCAGAACTCCATGCGTGTGGGTTCTGCGTTAGACAGTTTGTCATCAGTTAGATCTGAATCAATCACACCAACTGCTTTGACGTTAAGTCTAATGAGTGGTGTTTGATTTTCACCAACCTCATCTGCTCTGTATGATGTCACAGAGAATTCATAACTACCCTCTGGTAGTACAACCGATTCGGGTGTATCTTGAGGTGTCATGTTTAAAAAGTCAGCAACGTTAGACATTATTTATCTCCTTTCGTATTGCTCTCTTTGAGTTTTGCCTTTGCATTTTTCTGAATTGAATTAAACAATTCGTTTAAATCCAATTGGATATTAGGTTCTATTAAAGAAGGCGCTGTAACTTTCAGATCCATTCTATGATCTGACATTGTACGTAGCGTGCGCTCTGTTCCTTTACTAGATGATCTAGTATCTATTCTGCAAACACAGTTAAAGTATCTACCAATCTTAGTAGATAACTTAGAACCTACAGATGTGGGGTATGCTTTGGACACTCCCATATCGCCTTCCATATACTGCATGTGTGTTGTAACAACAACATTACACTTTACTTCATCGCCTGTAATGTACTGTATAATGTTCTGTACATCACGTGCTGCAGCACCCCATTCTGGTTGGCTTGCTTGCTCAGTAGGTTTCTTGTTATTAAAAACGAGAGCGGCTCGTAGGGCAGCCTCCCCCATAAGTGTTAGGGAGTCAATCACTAGAACCGTATCCTCTCCCCATTCTTTCACGTGACCCAAGTCCTCATCACCGTCTTTCCAATGAGACAACAATCGTGCCCCTCTTCTAAACGAATCAGCTTGAGCTAGTGAATCTCTTAACGTAACATATGAGACGTTATTTACTGCTTCTGGTTTCAGAAACTCTGGCAGTATGTCTAGTCCGTCATCATAATCTAGTATACGTAGCTTCTTACCTGCGTTAGCTAAACTCGCTAGGGCAGATGTCTTACCACTACCACTATCTCCACAGAGAAGTAGCTTAGTAACACTCGTAGATTTATGTTTACTTATATTTGCCATAAGTTGGTCTCCTATTATGTTTGTAATTATAAACTAAAAAATTTATTTGTCAAGAAAATATTTTTGTAATATGTCAATTTGCTCTTGGTATTTTCCCATTGCATTAAGTTCTTTCTCTACACTCTCAAGTATATCTGTGTGTTCTCCAACACCAACAGCACTATCCATGTATATCAATACATTAGTTCTGTGTTTTGCAATCTGACCTTCAGCATGTTTTAACATAGCACCAATCATTACTTCTCTCATTGTTTGCCTCCTTGTATTACTTCTAGTTTCATTGGCTTAGTCTCCTCTAAGTCGGGATGATACTCTTGTTTGAAATCATTACCAAAGAATATATGTCTTTGTGATTTCGCGTGAGCACATGCCTCTCTATATCTGCAACCACCATAGTTTCCACATGATGTAAAGTTTGCAGGATAGTATTGAGAGTTAGCATATACATCTGATATCTCAAGATGATGTAGAGTATCTGCGTACCATTCATCTATCAGCTCCTTAGATACATTATATACCTGCCTTGCAAAGCGACAGAAGTTTGCACCTGTCTGAACTGCATCAATAATAAAGCCGTCAACAGGTAGCTTTAGTACCTCACGGCATGCCCATATGTATGCAAAGACTTGGTTTGCTGGCATATAGCCATTGAAATAGTATTCAGATAAGGCAGACTTAGTTGTCTTAGTATCTACTAGATAGAGCCTGTCATCAACAGATACTATCTTATCAATACGACCACTAAATCTGTGACCCTTATCACCTATGGGTACTTCGAACCTTTGTTCTAAAGCTGGCGAGCCGTCGGGCATGCTAGCTAGTTTTAGGTTATCATCCCAAAACTCCTCAGCTTTCCATACAACCGCACGAAGAGCCGCCTCCAATCCTCTTGCACTTTCGTCAGCAAGTTTTAGATCTTCACCATAGTCTTTTAATACTAGAGATACTGCCCTTTTAACAGAGGCATCTTTAGTCATACCTTCATGTCTAGCCTTGTCTAGTTCCTCCAATCCAGCGTGTACTGCAGAACCAAATCCTGTAGCCGCAGAATAACTGGTAGATTTCCAGCCTTCTAAGACTGAGAACTTATAATATCTAGGACATGCTAAGAAAGAACTAAGGCTTGAAGTATCCCATATCTTTTGTATGGGTTGACCATTGTCATCCCAAATAAATTTTCTTATTCTTGGTAGTGTATCGTCTCCCATATGTGTCTCCTTTTTTTATTTATTTTCTGGTAGTAAAACTTCTGGTCTATACTTAATGTAGTTTTCAATAAGATCAGAAGGAACGCATTGCAATGATAACCCTGCAATGTTATCTAACTCTTCCATGATATTTCTTCTTGCATTTACGCAGTTAGATACATCTGGAAATAAATATTGCGATGCTATGTTTATACATTTCTTATCATCAACAGGACCTAAACATAAATATCCTATTAAAAAGACTGCTGTTTTCATGTCTCTGATACTAGCATATCTAGTATATTCTTGTCAAATTTTTTCGGTGCTTTCTTAACTGCACTCTTCTTTGATATTCTTTTACCACTAGCTTCTGCTTCCCTTACATTAACTCTTGTAGCTTGTAAGTAATTTACAATCTTACTTATAGCATCTTCATCTGTTGATAACTCAACTGCATCTCTTTCAAGAAGATCAGTAGGTATCTCTATTGTTTCTTGCTCACCCATGCTTACCTCCTAATGTTTTGTCTTTGGGTTTGTACTGTTCTCTTTTAGTTTAATAAATATTGAATCTAATGTGTCACCTGTTTTTTCCTGTGCCTTTTGCATCTCATCAATCAAAGGACCTGCTGATGTAAATGTGTGTAGCACGTCAGCTAACAATCCAAAGCTACCCATTGTTCCATACTTTAATAAAGATAGTCTCATACCTATCTCATATAAAGATGATATCATTACATCTATGTCATAATCTTTTGACACTTTTACCAATGGATCTTTTAAATCATTTACACAAGCCTCAAAGTCTGCTCTGTATTTATCTTCTTTTGTCATAGTTTTTCTCCTGTATCTGCGTTAATAACGTCAAGTTCTTCTAAGTCATCTAGTATATGTATTATTTCTACACCTTTGTCAAGTTGTTTTATCTTAAGTGTATCATACTTATACGGGTCACCCTCCCCCTTCTCTTCAGCTAAACCTCGGTATGCTTTTATGTATTGGTATATACGCATACGTAAACTGAAAGGTCGGTCATGTTTAATAATAAATTTAGGTGCTTCCTCTGTGTTGGGATTATCTATTTCTTTTAGAACCTTTTCCAAAGCGACTGAAATATCTGTCCAACGGTAAAGGTTGCCCTTCTGCTTCGTCATTGTTTATCTCCTGTAAATATTCGTGATCGTTAGGATCAAATCGAGGATCATCTTCGAACTCCTCAACATTAAAGTTATCGTCATACAAATCTATTGTATCATCTAATAACTGATCGTCACCTGTTACATATTTTTTTGCCATTGCATATCTATATCTGCTCATAACATACTCCTTATATTATTCCGAATAGGTGTAGTAGTATAGCAATACCGAAACCGTAGGTAGCTAACCATATACCTAGCCCTGTTAAAAAGTAACACGCTTCTTGAAATGCGTTCATACTTTTGTAGTCCATTCTTTGACATTGTCTGTTGTCACTACTCTCTTGTTTGTTAGTATAGTATCACTACCAACTTTGGCGGGTGTCTCCTCTACTAAAAACATTTCAGCTATATGTTCTTTACCATCTTCGGTTTCTACTATGGTATTTACTAACTCATATCCTGCGTTAAGTTCCATAGCTACGACCGACTCGTAAACAACATCACTCTTTATCTCATACAACTCACCCTTGATCTTGTACTTACATAGTTTAGTATCAAAGTGTCTGAATGTAATTGGATAACTGTTTAAGAAATCTTTGATTGTAAAATTACTATCAGTAGTAATCGCACTACCTATTCTTTTTTGTTTAGATAATAATCCGTGTAGTCTTTCGCCCTTCTTCAGAGTACCATACACAAACATTAACCTTTTATTCTTTGTCATATTAGTCCTTCATATTTTCGCGTAGCCAATCCTTTAACTCTGACTTGCAAAATAATTCTGCAAGAAAGTTACCAAAGGAATTAACTATATGTTCTTCGTCTTTATCTTTCATGTTGTACTGATAATAAGATACATGCATACACTCATGCACAACTAAATTAAAAGCATCAGCACCACCTCGTTCTATTATATCTCTATCTAAATAGATTTTATATGGAGGCTTCTGAACAAACATGCCTTGTGCCTCCCCCATTTCATACATCACTTCGTGGGGGGCAACAACTAACTCTACTCGGAATGGTCCGATTGTCACAAACTTAGGTAGTCTTTTATTTTTAACCATATATTTGTATACCATGATTTTGTAGTCTTGTCAACAAAAATATTATTTGTCTCTGTATTTTTATATATGTGATACCATACCCATTTCATTTTATTATCCTTTCTTTTAGCTCTACCAAATATCTTCATACCTGCCTTGAGCTTTCTCATAATTTAAAGTACCGTCATGGTGTTTAAAACCCTCTGCCTTTTTAAATGTCACGACAGTCACCACTACTGCTAGTAGTAAAATGAAGTGTGCTACTGCCGTATATCCGAATACCATAAACGAACCAAAGTACAAGGAGAAAGCAATGCACCACATCCATGCCAGTATTTGTAGTATTAAATGCCGAACATGATTATCTTTGATATGCCGCAGCGGATTCGCCTGAGCGTTCATTATACTATTCCATGTGTCATATATGTATTGTCTCATATTAATCTCCGTCTTTGTGTCGGGGTGTGCAGTATAGCCAACCCATATCACTTATCTCTTGATTGTTAAATGCTTCGACAAAATGTCGGACACTATAATACATGGGTGCATTTGTGCTTACACCTGTACCCTCTTCTAGAAATAAATCTAATTGTTCTTCCGTCACTTTGTCGGTGGGATTCCAATAAGCTATATCCCATGTTAGTTTTTGTTCAGCCTTCATTGTGTACACTCAACCATTCCATGTATTGTTTGTGGTCATCTAGTTTCTTCAATGGAAAAGCGTCATAGCATATCGCCATGCGTTCTACAATAAAGTCTTGTGTTTCTTTACTTGATATGTTTCTGTTCATAAACTCATACATATGTTTAGCAAACATAACATTATCTCTCAGAAACTTTGTCTTGTTTTTCTTCGCCATGTTCCCCTCTCTGTTCTACTCTCTTCCTTATCATGTATTGTGAGTAATCACGCAACACTTTGTCTAAATTTTCTAACTCATCAGTTAGTAAATTCATTCTACTATTTAAAGTTTCTATCTCATCATTGAGATCTTTCATTCTCATTTTTATTAAGCTACTATTCGCCATGCTTTGTCTCCATTCTTCTAAACCAAAAAGGTTTTGGCACACCCTTATCCCACTTAGCAAAGTATTGTTTGTCGTGGTAATAATATTCTTTATATGAGTCTGTGTAATGATCGCACCATTTGTATGTGTCGGGCATACATCTTGGTGGTTCAGTCAATGCTATATTCAAATCAAAAGATTTCTGTAAAGTAAATCGTAATGATTCTATTACATCAAGCACTCGTTCTGATTTATGTATCTTACCAAACCTGTATTGATATTGATTGTTTATTTCCTTGCCATGTTCAAGTGTCCAACGAAAATTTTCCCAGCTTTTGCCAACCCAGATGGTCATTGGATGTTTGGGATATGCACTCTTATATACTGGGTACACATCATCTGCCAGATTATTGATCTGGTTTCTCACAGCTGTTGATAACATCTGGCAAGTTTCCAATAACATTTTTGGTATATGCTTATCGCATAGATGTCTTGCTGATATCTTTGCGTCAACATCTAAATGAAATATATTCATGCTACTTTATCCTTTCTTTTTGCTTTGTCTTTTAACTCAAAGTATCGCATGGCTTCTACAATTTTTAGAGTGCCATTGATTGCTTTTACTTTAAGTTCTTCGTACTCTTTTCTTTGTTGCTCTTGCATCTAGTTTGTCTCCAATATAAGTGTATGCCATGTGTAGTTCTATGTCTCGCAGCACAATCTGTTTCTTCATCACAGTATATGCTGAAGTATATCCTACTATTGCCATAGTAATCATCATCCCCAGTAGTATAATGTTAGTCAACATTTTCTTTCCTTTCTTTTATTAGTCTGCCTTCGTGTTCCCACCACACTCTTGCTTCTGCTCTGTCGTAGGCTTCTCTATCCTCATCAAGTTGTGTCAATAGTTTTTCCTCGTAGTCAGATAGATTTTCTTCGTGTCGTCTTTCTTCTAGTTCCATGAGCCATGCTTTTACTTTACCCATTATCTTTACTCCTTTCTTGGTCCTCGTATCTAGCTATTTCTTTTTGTATGTAATCGACTGCTTCTCGCCAACCCCATGCATTGTGTTCGTGTTTTGAAACTTCGCCACTCTTACTATACCATTCAAGGTTATCGTCTAGTTGCCATTTCAATCTGTCTAGTTCCATTTTTAGTTTACTTAATATCATAATTATAATCCTTTCATTAATAAAGTCAAGTTGATATTGTGTCGCAGTACGAGTATACACGACATGTTCTCGGTATAAATCCGAGGGTCTTTATATAACAGATCTGACCCTTATGTTCCCCTAATATACGATTTAAAATATAATATAATATATTTATATAGTATATAGACGAGCATAGCACTATCGTTTCTGCCAACCCTCGTGTTTATGTCGGAGATATGTCGCATATCTACACCAGCGAGGACTATGCAAACGAATATAGATTACCATGACTATCCCAACTTCTAACATTTGGACTGTTAAATGTTGGTCGTAATTGTGGTAGCCTATTTATTGTAGCATTTACATAGTTTAAATTGTTAGGTAATCCTAGAAAAGGATTCACTTTTGATAAAGGAAATGGTATTGCACATCTAGGTAGCACCTCAACAGGATCTAATTGTTGACCACTCTCTGCGAAGTTCGGGATACTTTCCTTTGCTTTCTTATACAAGCTAGGATATGAACGCCATATGTTAGGTTGCTTCAGTATTTTTCGCATCACTTTGTGATGTGGCTCGTCAACCATGCATTCATTCAGCCATGCAGAGTGAGATATTTTAATACCTAGTATACCCATAGCATAATAGCTATCGCTATAGTTAATCTTCTTGTTGTATTGATCTACAAACTTCTGAATGTTTTTAGCATTCTTATCTAGGATTTCAAACCTATGTATGCCTTCAACAATCGCAGGTTTAACTTTGATAACAACAAACTCACTATTTTTTAGATACGCATTGTTATCTACTGTTTGGTAGTCTCGTATCAAGTGTGCCATGCTATGACCTTGATGTTCGTAGTTTGTATTGGTGTATGCCTGTCGTATCACATTTCTCTCGACCAACACTTCAGAAGATTTGCGTTTAGCCAAGACCATTTGTCGGTATGGTATAAGTTCACCATACTCATCTATCTTAGTAGAATAAACAACCATATTGTATTGTCCGTATCCTACTGCTCTGATCGGTGTTAGTATTTCGTGTTCCATATGTGCCCCCCTTATTTGTTATCGGTTCTGCGATCTATTAATGTGTCGATTGCGTCAAACATATCGCCCTCATCTGCTGTGATGAGATCGCCTAACATCTCAGCAGTACCTGTAGGATTGTGATATACAACCTCAGATATCTCGCCTTTGGATAAGCCAACCAAGTCGGATATATTGTATGGCATACTATCGTCACACAAATCTACTTTCTTTTCTTGTTTAGCTTTTGCCGTTTGTTTACTTTTCCATGTATCAAACTGTACTATGTTGTCATCTTCGTATGCATCATAGCCGTGCCAATTCATACCACCATAGTATGTGATACCCTTTGGTTTGTTAGATATGGTGTCAGTCTTGACATCATAATCGCTACCCATACCACGCTGTATTGAGTAGGTATTTGATAGCCACATATTGTCCATTGTCTCGCCATGATCTTCGTTGATGATCGTGAACTTACCATTAGATCCGTCAAGGAATAACAGTTTGTCAGAGCCTATTGATTCTTCGATCATGTCTTTCCAATCGGAGTTGTATAGTAGTTCGGGATTCTGTGCCAACATTGGTCTAAGAATCCACTTCACATATTGATGTGTATCTGATTTATCTACATCAATCATTGGTGTTGGTAATTGTGGTCCGTTATGCATAACCCATATAGATCTGTTATGCTGTTTCATATTGAGAACTTCAAATGGGTGGCAGTTTGATTTGTTAGTGCCACCATTAGTTGTGAATCTGAAGTGCAAACCCATTGGGATTTTCATATCTTTGAATTTATCCCACAGATTTACTACATCATTCTCAGTCTTAGGAAGTTCTTTGAATGTTTGTATCTTGCCGTCAGCAAGAAACATACCACCAAATCCGTCAGAATTATTGTGATATGCTGATGTCAATAAGTTCTGTTTTAACTCACTAACATTATCTGATTTAATAATTAAACACATATTAGTATTCCTCGCTTTCTGTCTTTAATCGTTTGGTATTGCCTTTGTTGTATCCTTTTCTAACTAGCCATGAGAATAGGTAAGGATATAAACCTTTGTTCTCAGATCTATTCATATACTTAATGAAGTTAGTATATGATAAACTATATACGCTATCGGTATCTTTATCCAGACCGACAGTTCCAACCCAGTTGCATAGTGCGTCTACAAATTCTAGGTTTCGCAGTATGCCTTGCTTTGCAATATTGCCTCTGAATATTCTGAACTCGATTGTTCTAGGTTTGTGAGTAGCCAATGCTTCATACTTATCAGAACGATTTAGTGCGTCTTTTACTCGCTTGAATTTCTTAGCTGACCATTGACGGGAATCACGACCAGCAATTTTCTCAATGAACTTTGCATTGTATGTTCCATTTATAAACACTAACAGTTTGCCAATATCCAATGGTGTTAGTGATGCTCTATCAACATGGACATGCATACCACAAGTGCCTGTATTCCAAGACGATAACTGATCTGAATAATTCTGTTCACAGAATCTTGTCCAACGCTCTTTATGTATACCTAGCGTTGCAGGTGCAGTCACGATCTCAAATCCATTATCTAATGATCCGTCATGTTTGCATAATGCAAAGTGTTTCATAGTGTTGTGTATATCGTGGACTATATCGTCAGAACAACTGTTGCGTCTTTCACTCTCTATTTCAGTAGCTATTAGTCTTGTCTCATTCTTGTAGTATTGAGGAGATAGTTGTTGCGTCACATCATAATCGTAGCCATATACACCATAGCCATCTTCAGCATCTTCATCTTCGGGGTAATCGTCTACATGATAATACTGATCGTGTCCGTCATGGTATTCGTAGTTGTCTCTGCAACAATCACCAACCCAATCACCACGATCATCAACATATATACTGTCATCACGATAGGATAAAGAGCCACAATCAGAGCAAGTTATAAGTTCGTCATCTACACTACTGATTGCGTTCTGTAATCGTCTGTTTAGTTTGCTTTCCTCAAACACATCAAGCAATTCGCAGTCATCAAATACTTTGATAAACTCCTCTGCCAAATCGTGAGGAAAAGTAGATAACTCCTCAATGCTAAGATTAAACCTAGATTGTAATTCCCAAACATTAGTATTTGAAATTCTAATAAGTTTGTACATAGTATACAAAGTTTGATCTGTAGTACCATTGTAAGTAGTTCGCAGTTTTTCTAATAATGTCATATTAACCTCATTTCTATTTCATTATTAAAGCTATTATAATACATAGCACGACAAAGTAAATTGTCCACTTTGTCGCACCAATCACTTTATCAAAGTCGATCTTCAACATATCAATTAACCATTAATAGTTGTTGTATCAACTTTGATAGAACTCTCAGCACTTAGAGAATTACTAGTATATAATACTGTAAATCCTTGTTTCTTGAGCTGAGTATTAAATCTTGAGTATGTAGCAGGATATGGTTTTGCATCCCTATCCAAATGTGGTGTTTCAGTATTTGCCATACCCAATGCAAAGTCATATAATGCTTTGACATTTCCAAATACTTTAGGCACATCTAAGTAATTAGATTGAGCCACATATACAGTTTTTGCCATGTTATTTTACCCCCCATGCTTCCT